CCAGCCATTACTGAAACATTATCACCAAACGCTTTTGAAATTGCTCTTGCTACACCAACCTCAGCAAACCTTAAACCTAAAACTATACTGTTTCCTATCATATTAACTAAGTGTGTTTTTGGTCCTGATAAAATACCATTAATAAATATTTCTAAAACTTTATCTACTGTTTTTGCTTTGTGCATTTCGTCTATTCTTGCAGTTAATTTTCCAGGCAATAAATTTGCTTCATATAAATCTCTCATTCTTTGTATTTTTGTTTTAAATAATGAATTATCACCGTGTACTTCATCTATATATTTATCTACATAATCTCTAGCTTTTCTAGCATCTTGTAAAATATCTATATTTACCAAATGTCTGTCATGGAATTGTCTTGCTTGTTCTGCTCCTACTTTTCTCCAATGTGCCATAATATATCCATGAGATCTTTGTGCTTGTTCCCAAACAAATATATCCATTTTTGTATCAGTACCAAGTCTTTGTTTTCTTGCTAAGTCTGCAGTTAAATCACTCATTTTTTTTATACTACTTTTTATAATTAAACCCATAGCAGCTACTTTTTGTTCAGTTATATCTTTAAGCATACCAGGTCTTTCTATTATATCTTCCATAGCATCAGGCACATATTTTTCTGCTTGTTTAAATAATTTATAATCATTTATACCAAACATTGCTCCAGGCACCTGATTTCTTTTTTCTTGTATTTTTAAAAAATGTTTTTCTTCATTATCTGTTAATTTTTTTCCAAATTCTTCTCGTTTTTTAAAATCATCTATAACATTTGTAAATTGTCCTTCTACTTCTAATGCCACTCTTCTAGCATCTTCTGGACTACGAATTTTTCTAAAATTAAGATCAATTAATTCTTGGCTTTCAATATCTTTTTCTAATTTTGTTTTAAAAATTTTTTGTTTTTTTGGAGATTCTGTAGTACCTATAATATATCCACCTTTTTTAGGTCCTAAAGTATCTGCATAACTTGGATCTAATTCAGAAGAGTTTATTTGTTCATTTTGCATTTCTCTATTTTTATTAATTTCTTCTGTTAATTGTGTTCTTTTATTTCCCCTTATTGCTCTAACTCCTGGAACTAATATACCTTCAAACAATGCACCTAACCCTAATCCTTCTCCAAACGCTTTTAATCTTCCTACTGCTTTTTCATCATTAGGATCTGCTTTTAAAAATTCTGTAATTGGATTTGAAAGAATTGTATGGTCTTCAATTAAAGTTGAAAGTCTTTCTTCTTGTGGATCAAAAACAGTTGCGTCTGCTATTCCTCCTTTTAACATACTTTTACGAATTGGTTTTCCTTTGAAATATTTTTCTGCTGTTTTACTTGCTTTAATAAATTTACCAGCACCAACAAATCCTAAACCAAATTGTAATATGTCTTCTACCATTCTACCAGTTACTGATTCTGGTCTATATTTCATATAATCTTGCCATTTTTCTAATCCAAAAATATATTCTTCATCATCAAACATTTCCTCTACAATCTTTCTTTTTCCAATTTTAGTACCAACTAATTTTGCAATACCTTCAATTAAATCTTCTCCTGCTTTCACAGTTTCTACAACAGCATCAGTTCCTGCTGACCAAGCTGCTTTAGGTAAATCTATTGTTAAACCTTTAGCCACATCTTTAATAATTCTTTTACCTAAAGATTTATTTCTATTATCTTGTAAATTTTGATTAAATTTATTAATTTGGTCTTGTGAAAAAGTTACTCCAAAATCCTGAGCCATACTATGTATTTGATTGCTTTTCTCTTCTTGATCTCTTTTTACTAATTCTGATTTATACCAGTCTTCAATGTTTGTCGGTATTGGTTCTATCATTTGTTTTTTCCTCTCTCAGGTATGTCTTTAATTTTTAATCTTATACCACCTTCGTGTTGGTCATTGTAAATTTTTGCATCTGGTATTGTTGGCTCATCATTTCCTACAGCATGTCTAAAATGAGGACCTACATTAATACCACCATACTTAGCCATATCATCAAAAAAACTAAAATCTCCATAATCTTCTCTTAATGTTGGCAATTTATTATTATATATATTTAATTTCTCTTGAGTAAGAGTTGCAGCCACATTTTCATCTTTAAATATTAAAGTTTGTAAATAACCTTTCAATTTAGCTTCACTAATTGTTCCTTTAAACAAATCTTCTAATTCACTAGCAGGTGAATATCCTCCTTGTACTTGTGTTAATTTTTCAATTAAAGGTATAAGTTCTTTTATTTCTTGGTCTATTAAATCATTTGCATCTGGAATATGGTTAGGGTTTATTCTTAAATGATTTTTTATAGTTTCAGCACGATCTAAAAGTTGTTCAAAGACAGGTTGTAAATTATCTAATCTTTTTTCGTATCTTGTTCTATTATCACCTAGTCCTTCTATATCTGAATATTTATGTGTAATAATATCATTTATTTGAAAATCTCCTTGTTCCATTTCTTTCATTTTTTTTCTTATTAAATCATTATTAAATGGAAATTGTTGAGCTGGTTGGCCATTTGTTATTCTTTTTTCTTTCCATACTTTTATAAGTTCTATATATTTTGGTCCTTCTATATCTAATATTTCGTTATTTTTTTTAGCTGCAAAAAACATTGTTGCCAAACCTTGATTTATTATATTTCCTGTATCATCAATTAATGCGTCAGTATAAGTGTTTGTTAATAAAGTATGAGGTTTTAATCTATGTGCTTGTCCTACAATGTTTATTGTAGAACTATTTATACCAAATTTTTCTTCAGCCATTTTATTAAATGCTTCAGTTAATGCACCAGGAGTACCTTGCCATACTGATCTTTTTCTTTCTTCTAAATCACGAAACAAAATTGTAAAATTCTGTACATCTGCTACATCAAAACTATTATCTATTCTTTTAAATTCATTTAATTTTATATCAACTAAATCATATTCTTCCTTATAACTTTTTAAAATTTTAAAACCTGGATCCTTCCATGTATATTTTTCTCTCCAGTATTCAAAGTCGTGTATATTAATATCACCATTAAGATAAGCTATTTCTAGTTCTTGTCTAATATCATCATTCCTAAGATACCCATTTCTAATATATTCTATGGCATGTGGATTAGAAATAGAATCTATTGTATCTTTTACAACCACCTCATTTATATATTTTAACTGTGCCTGATGTCTTGTATCACTATATTTTTTTTTAGATACTGCTATAATTTCTTTAAAAATCGGTTCAAGTTTTTTTAAATCATAATTATTTTCTTTAGCTGTTTCTTTAATAGATTGATAATCTCCACCATCATCTCTGTCTTCTTCAATTAATGCGTCTTCATCATTTTTATTTTTAGTTTTAAGCATCTGAGAAAAAGAACCTTCTACATTTGACATTATATCTTCATACGCAGTTTCATCACCGTTTAAAAGCTCTAACATTAACGGTTTGTTTTGTTCTAAATATTTTTTTACTTCCATGTGAACATTATATGAACCTTGATTTTCTTTATCATTAACAACAGCATAATATAGTGTTTTCATTATTTCATTATTTACTTCCTCTAACTTCTGAGTTACTTCTTCTGGTGTTCTATATAAACCAGCAGTATTTCCAATTCTTGAATGTATATCTGTTTTAGTAGCAGCTAATATTTGTGGATTTAAAGCATTACCTTTTTTTAAATTTGCATATTGTTTATTTATATATTCTGTTTCTTTTACTTTTAATTGACTTGTTTGGGCTTTTGTTTCGTGTGCAAACGCTTTATTTACATAACCAGATTTAATCAAATTAAGTTGTTGGTTTAATCTATCATACACTTTTTGTGATGGAGCATTTTCTAATAATTTATTTATTTTATCTTCTGCAGTAGTATTAACTTTATTTTTATATCCATCTAAATCTGCACTAGGCCAGTTTGTTTTTTCTTCTTCAAGATATTGTGTCATAAAAGAATCAAATTCGCTGACATTTTTACTATACCATAAATTATCTTTTGCTAAATTTATACTATCTAAACCTTTTTTTAATGCTTCATTAGATGTATTCATAAGTTCTGCAAAACCTTGATAAGCAAATTCAGAACCCATAGGACCACCTACAGCAGGTTGTATGCCAGTTTGTAATTTTTCTATGTTAGGTTTATATTTTTGTATTCGTGCCATAGTTTATAATTTTCTCCATGATGGTGTATACTTCGGTTGTTTCATATAACTTTTATATCCTTTACTTTGTGGAACTGTTGTACCAAACATTTTTGCTCCTCCTAAAAATTGATTTTCTCTTCCCATATAAGTATCAAAATAATTAGTAGTATCTGCAGGTTTTTTTGTTCTTTCGTAAATATCTGATCCACCTTTAATGACTCCAGCGAAAGCATCAAATTTAAGTGCTCTTGCTCTTGATTTATAATAATGTTCAGATTGTACTGCTTTTAACAAATATGAATCTCTCCTTACCATTGCTTTATTAATTTCTAAATTTGTGTTATAATCTATTGCTTGTTTTTGTGTTTCAAATATTCTAGCATTATCTACAAACATGTGGACAGGTGTTCCTCTTCCAATATCTACACCACTATAAGCGTAAGCTGTTTCTGCTGCTGCTTGTACTTCATTCCATTCTATTTGTAATAAATCAAATTGAAATTCTTTTGATTCTTTTAAATCTGCTATATTTTGTGTTTCGGCATCAGCATTTCTTCTTTCAATAGATGCTGCAATTTTTCCTTCTTGTTTTAAAGCATTGGCTGCACCAAGCTTTGCTCCAAACTCTAAAGCAGTTGTTCCTACCATCATTGCTGTTTTTGGATCTATAGCCATTATCTTGTCCTCGCCATTCTCATATAATCTTTACCGTCTGGCCCATATTTGAGCATCATACCTTCTGGTTTAAAACCTAACATAAGTGCAAACTTCATACCTTCTGGAAATTCATTTTGAACTACTATTTGTATTCTTTTATATTTCTTCATTAACATATTTAAGTTTTTTTTCATTGTTTTAACAGTGGTAAGAGGATGTTTTCTTATTAAATTACTTGCAAGCAGCCAACCCTCTCCTACTTCTTTCCATAATTCATATACTCCAGAACAACCTACAACATTGTTATGTTTATCTAGTCCTGTCCAAACATCGTGTCTTTCTGGAAAACTTTTAATATAATGTTCTTTAGTTCCATAAAATAACTTTCTATAGTTAGGTTCTAAATCCATTAACTTTTTTATATGTTCTTTTTTAAATGGTACTATTTTCATTTACTAAATATGTTAGCACTTGCAAATATAGACAATATTGTCATAGGTAATGGTTGGTTTTGTTGTACTACAATATTACCATTTGTACTAAATCCTCCTCTAAATTCTATTTCTTTATCTCCACTAAACAAATCTACAGCACTATCCATTGAGTCTGCTGAACTACGAAACGGAACTCTATCTACATTACTTGTTGAACTACCTACTAACAACCCTATTGTTTCATGTAATCTAACAAAAATATTATGTATTCTTTTAGGCATACCTTGTACTGTTTCCTGGCCTGTTCCAACAGCCGTGTCCATTCTTAATGTTTGTAAAGTTGATGTATAATCTAATCCTATATGAGCTTTAACTGCATATCTTTCTAAAGTTACTGCTCCACTTGATACAGTTTTATTTGGATGTGTTGCACCATTAACTAAACATGTAACTGATTCTCCTTCTAAATGATGTAGCCCTGTTAATGTTATACTTGTCAAGTGCATTGTAAAACTTCCACTTCCTGTTGAAGTAATATCAACTTTTTGTGATGCAGTTCCAGCAGTTGCTCCAGCAGATGTTTTATATAATTCTACTGTATTACCATCTATGCTTTTAATAAAATAAGTTTCATGTTGATTTATTCCTCCAGGCATTGTTGCAGTATCTAATGGTTCTATTTGTACGGCTTGTGTTGTACTCATTCCATGACTAGATATTGTAATCCTATCAGTACTTGCATTAACATTAGAATTAGTAAAACTTTTTGTACTTGCAGTAAATGTTAAACCACTATCTACAAAAAACATATCATTAATATTTGTTCCCCAATCAATAGGTTTTAATTTTTCAATAAATCTTTTTGTTGAAGAGTTAATTGTTCTTTTAACCACAACCCAAACTTCATCTTCATCAGCGTCTGTTGGTATACTACATACACTTTCTACCAACCCATGTGAATAAGTTGCACTTGCATAACTTTCATGTGTTCCTATATAAGTTCCTCCAATTTCATGTTGATGCCAACCAACTACTTTTTGTTCTCTTTGATAAGTAACACACGCCATTTTTCCATTTGTTAAAACACACCAAACAACACTGTCTGGTTCTTTTTGATATGCTTGATCTACTACACCTGTTTCAGTTATATGTTCTGCAAGTATTGTTAAATCTGGAGCAACAAATGAATCTGTATCATAATCATATACCATCTCTCTTAATTTTCTTTTTGCTCTTTGTGTAAACACAGTAACATTTGCAATGCTTAACGGATTTAATTTTGCACAACCATAATTAGATTGTTTTCTTATTTCAATATTTGAAGGGGTTAATGCAGAGTCTGTTCCCCCACCTTTTGCTATAAACTCTCCTCCCATTGTTCCAATTAATAATGATCTAGTTCCTGCAAGCCATCTAATAACATTAACATGGTCAGATGCTATTGCAAATATCATTGCATCACTAGCATCGGTTCCTGCTTTAAAGTTTTCATAATCTGCCGACTGACTAAAAAATAAAGATTGTGGTTCTGTAGCTGTTGAACCAAAAACTAATCTTTGTTCAAAAAAAGTTACAGCAGCAGGGTGTCCTGTTGTATCTGAAAAAGCTCCCAACGACCAATCTGCTGTTCCACCTGTTCCAGAAAAATCATCTTTAATATCAGCTTTCACAACGGTTGCACTTGTATAAGTTATTATTTTTGCGTAACCATCACTAAAAGTAATTAATCTTCCTACATCACTTGAAGCAAAAGTATCAGCAGATGCTGTTATTGTTCTATCATCTCCTGAAGTATGAGATGGTGTCATGGTTGTTGCTGTAGAATTTTGATCTAAATAAGGACCATCAACTAAGTCTGCTTCTGTTAATGTCCAAGTGGTATGGGCTGTCCTTGTTAATTTTCTAATAGATACATCTGGATGAACTAAATACATAACATCTGCAGATTGTGTAAATTGTATATCTCTTAATTGTGCTTCAGTATATGGGCTTGTAATTGTATAAACTCTTGCAGCAGTACCTGCTGAACCATAAGAAGTAAAACCAGATGAATTAATATTAGTTCCATCTTCATCTTGTAATTCAAAAGTATTAGTTGTTTTGTTTGCTACCTTATATCTTCTTCCGTTTAATTCTGTCATTCCTACAACAGCATCAATATATATAAAATCACCATTAGAATATCCGTGTGAAGTTGCAGTAACTACACATGGGTTTGCTTGTGTTGCTCCAGATATAGTTTTTGTTGATTCATATATTGGTGCTTGATTTCTATAAAATCTTATTTTACCTGTCGCAAATTCTAAAACATAAGTTTGTACTGTAGAAAATTCAAAAGGTATTAATCTTGTATATTTAGTTTGATCGTGAACTCTTGAAATAAATTCTGTTCCAGGTCTTCTTGATACCCCACCATGTGGATGTATAAGAAAATTATTTAATTCTTTTGCAGAATTATTATAAATTGCCAGGTCTGTTCTGCCTTCTAATCTTGGTGATATTTCACCACCAGTAAAATTTGAATATGCTAAAGTGGTTCTTGCCATTTGTTAAGCCCTCGCATTAATCCATGTGTGAGCTTGTATTGTATCTGGCTGTCCTTCAGTTGCATCAGCGTGTCGTGCTTCTACTATTTTTGCTTCATACAGTTGCCACATAGAACTTGTTAAAGTTGTGGAACCTGTAATAGCATAACCTGTATCAGCAGCTAATCTTGCAGCAATAGTTTCAATTAACAATGTATCATATTCATTTGGATCGGTAATTCTTCCAATATATTTTATATATACTGTTGCTTCATCTGTTAAAATATTTCTACCCTCTACTTTCCATTCTATATCTGTTTCGTTAGATGAATAAGAACCAGTGTGTAATTCTAAAATTCTTAAACAATATGGATCAGTAGGAATAGGATAAGCATAACTATATTGATATGCAGGTGTAGTTGAAGATTGATTTAATTGTTGTCTGTTAATTAAACAATTCCAAGCATGACTTCTAAACACTGCATCTCTTACAAAATCAAATCTTTGATTTAATAAACGAGCATTTTTACTGTCCTCTGTTAATGATACAATGTTAGAAGCTCCTAACATATTCATTGCAGAATTACAAATATCAATTTTACTTGCCATTAATTATTTTTGTTTCTCCTATTAATAATATAAAAAAATTTTTGCCAGTTTCTGTTTACAAGTACTGGCTAACTCAGAATCTTATTCAGGATTGTGTTTCATTACAAACGCATTAATCAGTTGAATAGTGTACCCACAAGTGAATACTACCAGTAATAGTCGCACCACCAGTAGTTACAAGTATATCAGTTTCACTTGTTACACGATAACCTAAGCCACCCATAGCAGTAGTTGGTGCTCCAGTTGAGCTTCCAGCTTGCATTGATTGGGATTGTCCAGCAGCATTCCATGTTCCAATAGCAGCTAAAAATCTATCAGCATCATCAGAATCTCCAACTGTTAAAGTTGAAGAACCACCTAATGCGTCAGCTTTTAAAACTACATCATGTATTGTGGAATATGCAGGTATTCTTGCCATAGTAATATCACTACCACTACCTAAAGAACTTGCTTCATAGGTATCATACCACACTCTCATAACACCGTGTACTTCCTCAGAAGATGCAGGAACTCTAGGAGTTGCATCTAAATTTGTAATATTTACACCTTTAACGGATGCCATATTATTTAGTTACCCCTAGTCCTCTCTACATTTAATTTCAACGACTTTTTCTTCTTCCATTCTAGTAGCACCGATACTCATAGAATAATAGACTTGTGTAGCATAACCTTTGTCAGCTCTTTCATCTATTTTCGCAGTAATATCTTTACCTATTGAAAGTAATAAGCCGTCTTCAGCCCAAGCAATAACTCTACGGTTAATTCCAGATTCACTGGAAAGACGATTAGATACAATAAACTTAAAACCTAAGAATGTATCAATTTCGCCTTGCACTAATGCTTTAACAGTATTGTAATCTGATGAAGTTACAGTTGTTATATTTAACAAATCTGCAAGCTGTTCAGGTGCAACAGCACAATAACGAGGTAATGTTGGATCAACATTATTCTCATCAAGTATCTGTTTTGCACTAACAAGTTTTGCAACTGTTAAACCTTCTGCAGGTGATCCGACTGCAACTTGTTGTCCTGCTGGAAAACTCGTTGAAGTAGAACCTGTTTCACCAGTATATGCAGTTCCGAAAGCAGCAGAGATGATTTCATCATCAATAGCTCTTCCCATTGCAAATGCTGTGGCTTGTGAGTAAGGACTTGTTGGATCAATTAATGTTCTGACTTTGTCTTGGTCGTCAATTAAGTCAGCATACTCATAATCAACAAGCGATACTCTTCTTCTGGCATGTGGAGTGTCAATTTGTGGTGTGTCTGCGTGTCTGCTCAATCTCTTTTGTGCAGTTGCAGAACCAACTTGATCGTAAAATGCGTTTTTCCCAACTTGACTTTCAACTCGTACAGCGTTTCTGAACAAACTTCCTTTTTGTTGAGAAAGTAATTGTACATTACTACTATACTGCTCTACGAAAGCCGTAGTAATTTGAGAACTCATTTATAGATCTCCTTATCCAAAAAAGTTAATAATAAATAAACAGCGAGAAGTGCTGTCCATAATTGGACACTCTCTTGGGAATAACGATTACCCATATACGAGTCATTAGACTACCAACAGGAATGTAAAACATTTACCCTGACTTTGTTTTAAAAAAACCAAAACAAAGAAAACTTTTTAAACTATTGCACAAGCATAACTGTTGATTTCAAGACCAACAGAAACGACACGAACAGTAGGTTTTTTCCATACATTTAACATATCTGTTACCATTTCCTTTCTATCCTTCTTCTGGATGTACCATTTCTTGTAAATCAGCAACTTCTTTAACTACTTCCTCATGCCCAGCATCTTTACGGTTCCAATATGCTGTACCAGGAGCAGTTAATTCTGCGATTTTTCTTTTTGCTTCGGCTGGCGTAAAAAATT